ATTATATAGAAATATATTTCATTAAAAAAATTCTAAGAGTTTATAAAATTTTTTATAGAAATATATTTCATTAAACAAATTTATAAGAGTTAAAAAAAAATTATATAGAAATATATTTCATTAAAAAAAATTCTAAGATTTTATAAAAAATTATATAGAAATATATTTCATTAAAAATATTTATAAGAGTTTAAAAAAAATTATATAGAAATATTTTTCATTAAAAAAAATTCTAAGAGTTTATAAAAAATTATATAGAAATATATTTCATTAAAAATATTTATAAGTTTAGTTTATAAAAAATTATAGAGAAATATATTTTATTAGAAAAACTATTAAAAAATGTATTTGATTAAAATAAAATTATAAGTTTAGTTTATAAATTATTGTGGAAAAACTTAAAGATATATATGTATCTTAAAAAATTATAAAAGAAAGGATTAATGTAGATTATAATAAAATTTATCCATAAAAAATTATAATAAAAATGTGCTTACTTTTTAATAAACAAATCAATGTTTTTTATTTTCGGTTCAAAGAAATTAAAAATAAATCTTCAAAAATGTTTTTTCTATCATTAAAATATTTAATAAGATTTTTAATTGTTCTATCTTTAATAACTTTATTTTCTATATCTAAAATTTTATTTTTGATTATTAAATTATCTGATTGATATTTTTCTAAGTTTTCTTTTAAAGTAAAGAACAAACTTTTATTTTTCTGTCTTTCTTTTGAAGACTTTAATTTCATTTCAGAAATTTTTTCAGAAGTTGATTTAATTAACTTATCATTTGTTAATTTCTTTTTATGTAAATCTTCTATATTTATTATATTTAATTTATTTTTAATTTTAAATATATAAAATAATTTTTCATTTGAATATAATACATAAGTCATAAAATTTTTATTTAATTTAATTTTTTTTAGATAATCTTTATCATTAAAAATATTTAATGCTTGTTCTGTTTTTATATTTTCTAATTCATCAGCAACAAAATCTAATTTATCATAAATTTTATAAACATTTGAAAGTTTAAAATTTTCATAAAATTCATTTTTTACATTTTCTAGTTTAGAAATATTTTCAGAAAACTCTTCAATAAAATATTCTGAATCTTTTTGTTCGAAAATATTTTTTTCATTCCATAAAATCCCAAAAATTATATTTGAGTAAAATTCTAATTTTTCATTATTTATTTGAGTATTTAAACTATTGTAAAATTCTTCATTAAGTTCTGAATATTCATGATTTTTAGATTTTTTAATTTTTATTGTTATATGCATAATCATTTCTTCTAAAAATACATTTAAATTATCTTTTTCAAGAGGGTCAAGAGGTTCAAGAGGGTCAAGAGGGTCAAGAGGTGATTTATTAACAGATTTATTTATAGAATTACCTTTAGAAAAAGATTTTTTTTGAGGTATTGAATAATTACCAAAATCTTTTAAATATTTATTTTCTTTTTCGAGAGGAGAAAAATTAAAATCTAAAAGCTGTGTTTTATTTGAAAAATTATTATTTGTAAAATTATTATTTGTAAAATTATTATTTGATCTATTTATAAAATCTGGAGTTTTATTTATTTCTGTTTTATTTTCTATTTTATTTCTTTTCGGTGAAACTATATTTTCTGTCTTATGTCTTTTAGGTGAAACAGTATTTTCTGAAGTTTTTAAAATAATTTTTTGATCTTCTGATTTTTTATAAATTTCAAGAGATATTTTTTTATCAGAGGTAGAAGTTAAAGCATACTTAATTTCATCAATTTTTGTTACAATGTAAGAATTATAAAAAAGATAGAATAAAGTTAATTTTTTTTTACTTAATTTAATTATTCCATCTTTTTCATAAAGATATTTACCATTTTGATTTGAAATATAAAAATATTTATCATCAATATAATCAAAAGTAAAATCATTTTCAGATGAATAATCATCAGTAAATTTTAGTGAAGAAGTTAAATACTTTTCATTTCCTTCAAATAAAATATTGGAATTCATTTTCTATATTAAAAAAAATAATTTAAAAATAATTCTTATAAAAATTTTATAGAAATGTAAAAAAAAATAGTATTACTCGGTTCAGATAAAGCGCTGATTCAAAAAATAAATAAGTATTAAAACAATACTACTCCGTTTCAAATCAATGACGAACCAAGAAAATGGAGCCATTCGGTTCGCGGGAACCTAAAGGCACCATTTTCTTGGTTCCTTCGGTGATTCATTTTTAGAAAACTCATTTATTCATATAAAATTATTTTAATTCACTAATTTTATATATTACTGTATAAGTACTAGTCAAGTTCATATAGTCGGAGTAATTGGGCCAGATCTTTTTCTTCACTTTTAAAACAATATTAAATTTTAAGTAAAACCTATATTTTTTGAAACCCAATTTTATAGGAATCCTAAAGGATTCTCCTGAACTGGACTAGTATACATTTAATACTTATTACGTCAATTTATTGATATAAATATCAATAAATTTATCTAACTTGAAAAATTTATATGTATTTGTCACTCTTAAAAAAGTTGGATATTTTTGAGCCTACATTTGGGACGGAGAAGTACTATTTATTTATTAAAAACTTGATGAATTTTATATGAATAAATCTAAAAAATGTACTACTCCGTCCCAAATGTAGGCTCAAAAAAGAACAATTTTTTAAAAAGTCATATAAATATACATATAACTTTTTCAAGTTTGATAAATTAATCTGGGACGGAGTCGTATGACCGATTAGTCCAAAGGAACCTGAAGGTTCTCTTAGTATATGAAAAGCAGTAGTAATTAATATGAAAAATATAAACTTTTGAAAAAAATATTCTCTTAGAAGAATTTATAGAAATAATATATTCATATATTATTTAGAAGACTTTATTAAAAATCTGGATTTTTATATAGAAACTCAGTTGTTTCAGTTAAGATAATATTTTTAATTTAAATAATAACATTTATTTAAATATATAATTTAGAATCAAAAGAATTTATATTTTAAATAAGTTTTTAGAAAAACATAATATATTTTTATTATAATTTTAAAACAGAATATTTTCTTCTAAAATTTTTATAAAAGAATACTACTCCGTCCCAGATTAATTTATCCAACTTAAAAAATTTTTATATATTTTTATATGAGTTTATAAATAATGTTCTTTTTTATCTGGGACTGAGAAGTATATAATTTTATTATAATTTTTTATGAAAATCTTCTGGATTCATTCCGGTGCATTTTTGAAAGTTGCCTAAAGGTCCATGAGGCCCAAAATGTAAATATCTAACTAAATAATTTAAGTTCTTATTGTCTATTTGTTCTAAATTTATATAATTACACATATACTTCCATTTAATGGCAAAACAATCTGGATCTTTTAGCCATTTATAAAAAGATTCTGGATAAAATAAAGAATCATTTAATGTTGAATTATATTTTTCGTAATTAATTACAGAACTGTATTTAAAACCATTTTCACAAAATTTTTTTAAAATTTTAATTTCTATTTCATCTATATAAAATCTTAAATTTTTTGGAACTGTTTCATAGTCTTTTATTTTTGAATCTAAAAAATTATAAAAAATATTTATTAATTTTATTTTAAATTCTATTAGAGTTCCAATTAAATGTAATTCTAATTCTTTAGAACACCAATGACCCCAAAAATCTCCTTCATTTCTTTTTTGTTTTAAAACTCTTTGAAATTCTTTTATGCCATTAATAGGAAATATAACACTATCATTTGTAAACATTAAATATTTATATTTTAATTTAAATAAATCAATATTTTTTTTAATAATTTCATAATAACAAATAAAATCTGTACCTCCTCCATAATTTTTATAATACAATATTTCAAAAGGTAAATCAACATTTTTAATTTCTGAACAAGATGTACAAAAATATATATCATATCCAGATAAAATTAAACATTTTAATCCTTGTAAGACATAATCTTTAATTATATTATCTGAATCATAATGATGGTAAATACAAACTGAATCGTTATTTTTTAAAAAATTAGGAAAAGTTATTATTTCTTCTGCATATCCATGGAGTTTGTAAAATTCTTCTTTATTTTTCCATTTACAAGTAGGATCATGTAATGTTGTTCCAAAATCTTTACAATCTAAAAAATTATAATTTATATTATTTTTAAATTCTGGATAAATCATATTTGAATAATGATTAACAAGTGCAATACAAGGAGTGTATTCTATAGGTAAACAAAGTTCTAAATTATTAAATTTCCATATATTTTTATAAAAAATGACGGAAAGAGGTAAGTTCTTGCCATTAAAAGATTTATATTTATCAGGATGTATTTTTGTTGATAAGTTTAAATCATCAAATAATAAACAAGACAAATTATAATTATTTTCTAATAAAATTCGAGAAAGTGCATATTCTCCTGAAAGAATTGCATCTAATTCATCATTTTTTTTACTAAAAACACTTTTTAAAAGTCCCATAATTTTTTCATCAATTTTTAAAAGAAAATTATAAGTAGAACATTTATATCCAGATCCACCTAAATCAGTTTCAGGTAAATTAGTAATAATATTTGAACATATAACAGAATTTTGGATTTTAGAAAAATATGGAAGAAGCCAATCTTCATTAACTAATGGACCAAGAACTGTACAATCCATAAAAAATATATAATTATATTTTTCATAAATTTTTTGAGAAAAATAATTTTCTAAATACAAAATACCATTATTCCAAGCTTCCCAATTTGAAGTACTTGTATCATTTAAAATATAAAAATTATTTTCTTTAGGAATTAAAACTTCACAAAAAGTATTTAAAATAAATAAACAATCTAGATTTTTATTTTTTAACCCATGTCTAATAAAAAAAGAGAGATTAGTCTGGTTTTTTTGATAATTTCTTCTTTCATAATAATTGTAAATAACTAAAATTTTATTATCTTGCATTTTTATTATTTAATAAAAAATAATAAAAAATTAAAAGTAAATAAAAAAAATTTACTGATTATTTATAAAAATTAATAATAGTTCCTGGATTTAAATGTGTATCTTTTTCATAATTTCCAATAGGGCCATTAGGTCCAAAATGCAAATATCTAAGTAAGTAATTTAAATTGGGATTTTTAAAATATTCCAAATTAATATAATTACACATATACTTCCATTTAATGGCAAAACAATCAGGATCTTTTAACCATTTGTAAAAATTATCTGGATTAAATGGTGAAATATGTCCTATATAATTAAATTTTTTATAGTCTAAAATTGATGAAGTTTTATACCCTAAGTTCTTAAAATATTCTAATAATTTAACTTCAACATTAAAAATGTAATACATTTTGTCTTTTTTAGAAGTTTCATAATCTTTTATATTTAAATTTAAAAAGTTAAAAAATGCATCAATTAATATGTCAATTTTTAATTCTATTAAAGTCCCAACAAAGTGTAATTGTATCTCCTGAGAATTCCAATGACCCCAAATATCACTTTTTTCTCTCTGTTTTTGAATAATTTTTTGAAATTGCTCAATTCCATTAATTGGAAAAATAACACTATCATTTGTAAAAAGTAAATATTTATATTTTAATTTGAATAAATCGATATTTTTTTTAATAATTTCATAATAAAAAATAAAATCTGTGCCTGCTCCATAATTTTTGAAATAATGTATCTCAAAAGGTAAATCTACATTTTCTATTTTTTCACAAGAAGTACAAAAATATATGTCATATTTAGATTCAATGAGACATTTTAATCCCTGAAGAACATAATCTTTAATTATATTATCTGAATCATAATGATGATAAATACAAACTGATTCATTATTAATTTTTTGAATAGGAAAAACAATAATTTCTTCAGCATAACCATGTTTTTTATAAAATTCTTCTTTTGAATTCCAGTTATAATTACGATTATTTAAAGTAATACCTTTTTCATTACATTTTAAGTTTTTATAATCCATTGAAAATTTAAAAATTTCAAAATTTGATTGTATTTTAATAAATTCAAAGCATTTTTGATATTCAACAGGAGGACAAACTCTATAATTTTCCCATCTCCATATATTTTTATAGAAAATCATATCTTTTACAGGTAAATTTTTACCATTAAAACTTAAATATCTATCTTGATGTAAATTATTATTTAAAATATTATTATAATCAATAGAATCATATAATAAAGAAGATAATTTATATTTATTTTTGATTAATATTCTAGATAATCCATATTCACCTGTTAGTGCAGCGTCAATTTTATCTCTTTTCTTTCCAAAAACAGTATTTAAATAAATTTCAATTTTATCTTTATTTTTGCTAAATTCATGTTTATTTATAATTTTCTCATTTATTAAAATATCTATAATTTTTTCATCAATTTTTAAAAGATAATTATAACAAGATATTCTTAGGCCAGGTCCACCTAAATCATTTTCTGGTAAACTTGTAATAATATTGCTACAAACTATACTATTTTCTTCTTTAATTTTTTTATAATAAGGTAATAACCAATGTGAATTTAAATTAGCTTCAATAAAAGGTCCAGTAATACTGCAATTCATGAAATAAATATAATCATATTTGTCAGAAATATTTTTTAAATTAAATTTTTTTTCTATATATTGAATACCATTTGCCCATCCTTCCCAATCAGAACAATTATCTTCTTTTAAAATAAAAATATTTTTCTCATTTGGAATTAAAACTTCACAAAAACCGTGTAAAACAAACAAATATTCAATATTTAAATTCATCCAATTTTTTTTATTTAAGCCATGTGTAATAAAAAATGATAAATTTGATTGATTTTTTTGATAATTTTTAATTTCATAATAAACGTAAATGACTAAAAATTTTTCTTCTAAAATAGAATTCATTTTTAATTGATTAAATTATAGAAAAAAAATAAATTTGATAATTGTAATAAATTTATTACAATTAATTAAAAAAATAAATAATTATCTCTTTATTTTTTTTAAATTTCAATTAGTATAACTATTTTGGATAGAGTTTTAAGCTTTATATAAATTAATAACGTCTTCAGGATTCAAGCCTATATCTTTTTGATAATTTCCCTTAGGTCCATATGGTCCAAAATGTAGATATCTAAGTAGATAATTTAAATTAGGATTTTTAAAATAATCCAAATTAATATAATTGCACATATATTTCCATTTAATAGCAAAACAATCAGGATCTTTCATTGATTTATAAAAATTATCAGGATTAAATGGCGATATATATCCTGTGTAATTTAATTTTCTGTAATCTAAAATTGCTGAAGTTTTATATCCTAAGTTCTTAAAATATTTTAATAATTTAACTTCAACATGATGAATATAATACATTTTATCTCTTTTAGAAGTTTGATAACCCTCAATTCTTGTATTTAAAAAGTTAAAAAAATCATCAATTAAGTTTATTTTTAGTTCAATTAAAGTACCAACAAAGTGTTCTTCTACTTCTTGAGAATTCCAATGACCAAAAATATCACTTTTTTCTCTATGTTTTTGAATAACCCTTTGAAATTCTTTTATTCCATTGATTGGAAAAATAACGCTATCATTAGTAAAAAACAAATATTTATATTTTATTTTAAATAAATCAATATTTTTTTTAATAACTTCATAATAACACATAAAGTCTGTCCCTGCACCATAATTTTTAAAATAATTTATTTCGAAAGGTAAATCTACATTTTGTATTTTTTCGGAAGAAGTATAAAAATATAAATCATATCCAGACTCAATAAGACATTTTAATCCTTGAAGAACATAATCTTTAATAATATTATCTGAATCATAATGATGATAAATACAAACTGAATCATTATTAATTTTTTGGATAGGAAATATAATAATTTCTTCAGCATAACCATGTTTTTTATAAAATTCTTCTTTTTTTATATTTTTTTCATTAAATTGTAGATTTTCATAATCATATTCTATTATTAATTCGTTAAAATTAGAGTTTTTAAAAATAAATTCTTTACATGTATCATATTCTACGGGTAAACATATCCTAGAGTCTTCCCATTTCCATATATTTTTATAAAAAATCATATTAAAAATAGATAAATTTTTATTATTAAAACTTAAATATCTATCTTGATGTAGATTATTATTTAAATTATAATTTTTCTGATAGTCAACAGGATCGTACAATAAACAAGATAAAGTATATATATTTTTAAGTAAGATTCTAGATAATCCATATTCTCCAGTTAAAGCTTCATCTATTTTATCTCTCTTTTTACCAAAAATTGTATTTTCATAAATATTAATATTACAAGTATTTTTTGATAATTCATGTTTATTTATGATTTTTTCATTCATTAAAATATTTATAATTTTTTCATTAATTTTTAAAAGAAAATTATAACAGGATATTCTTAATCCAGGTCCACCTAAGTCACTTTCTGGTAGACTTGTTATAATATTAGAACAAACAACACTATTTTCTTGTTTAATTTTTTTATAATAAGGTAATAACCAATGATTTTCAGGATTTTTTTCAATAAATGGTCCTGAAATAGTAGAATTCATAAAAAAAATATAATTATATTTTTCAGAAATATTTTTTAAACTAAATTTTTGTTCAATATATTTAATACCATTTGATAAACCTTCAAAATAAGAAGTGTTTTTATTTTCTAAAATGTAAATATTTTTTTTATTTGGGATTAAGACTTCACAAAAGGTATTTAAAATAAAAAGATATTCAATATTTAAATTCATCCAATTTTTTTCATTTAACGCATGTCTAATAAAAAAAGATAGATTGGATTGATTTTTTTGATAATTTTTTATTTCTTCATAAAAATATATAACTAAAAATTTTTGTTCAAAAATAGTTTCCATTTTTAATTATTAAAAATTTCTTGAACAAATTATAAATTTATTTTTTTTAGTAAAATAAATTTAGTCGTACAATTTTACATAAATATTAAAAATTTATTTCAACTAAATTATAAATTTGTTTTATAAAAATAATCATCTCTATTTCTTGTCATTTCTTCTTCTGTTTTTTTCATTACAATAATACAATTTTGACCAAATGAAATAGATGATATCATTTTTTTAACATTTTCAGAAAAATCTTTTGTAAGGATATTTTGTTCTACTTTTGCATCATCACTTAAATATAAATAATTTACTTCTTCAACAAGATTTTTAAATTTTTCTATTGCTGAATTTTTATGACGATATCCATAATTAGGAACATAATCAAGTAATTGTCCTCTTTTCCAATAAGAAGTTTCAATATCTTCAATAATAAAACATCCCCCTGGTTGAAGAAGATGTTCAAATAAATAATTAAAAGAAAAAATTTGATATTCAGGAATATGAATCCCATCATCAAGAATAAAATAAACTTTATGTTCAGAGTCAACAGATTTAACTACATTTTCTAAATGATTAATATTGCTTTGATCACAAATTAAAGATTTAAATTTACCATATGATTCTTTAGGTACAATATCTGTACCATAAACATAACATTCTGGTAAATATTCTAACCAGGTATTAATAGAAGAATAAAAAAGAATACCTATCTCAAGCATAGCAAAATTTTTAATATTTCTATATCTTTCTACATACTGAGGATAATAATGATAATATCTGTGCATTTCCATTTTATCAGTGCCATTTTTAAGACCAGACTGCGCAAATTTACCATTTACAGAACATTCTTCAAACATTTTAATTAAAAAAAAAAATCTTATTGTTATAAGAAAAATTTAATCAAAATTAAAATGGAAGAATTTAAAACGCAAAAATTTTTAGTTATATATGTTTATTATGAGATAAAAAACTACCAAAAAAATCAAACTAATTTATCTTTTTTTATTAGACATGGTTTAAATGAAAAGAATTGGATTGATTTAAATATTGATTATTTATTTGTTTTGCATTGTAAATGTGAAGTTTTATTTCCTAAAAATAGTAATATTTATTTTCTTGAAGAAGAAAACTGTACTGATTGGGAAGGTTATTTAAATGGACTTAATTTTATGGGAAATAAAAAATACGATTATATTTTTTTTATGAATTGTAGTGTAATTGGACCTATGATTGAAAATAATTCAAATACTCATTGGTTATTTCCTTATTATCAAAAAATAATAAATGAAAAGAGTGTAGTATGTGGAAATATAATTCATAATTTACCGGAAACAGATCTTGGAGGTCCTGGACTTTGTATTTCTTGTTATAATTTTTTATTAAAATCTACAGATGAAATTTTAGGAATTTTAAAAAATCAAAAAATTTGCAATGTTAACGAAAAATCATTAGTTGATTTTGAAAAGAAATATAATACAGTTTTTGGTAAAAAAATAGATAAGACTGATGCAATTTTAACTGGAGAATTTGGATTATCAAGAATTTTACTTAAAAATGGGTATACTTTATCTTGTTTATTATATGAACCAGTTGATTATCAAAAAGGTATATTTAAAACAACAAATACATTATATTCAGATAGATATAAATGTCATTTTGAAGAAAATTTACCAGTTACAGAAATGATTTTTTATAAAAACATTTGGAGATGGGAAAATACTAGGGCTTCATTACCTGTAGAATATGATAAATGTAAAGAATTTATTTTTCAAAAATCAAATTTTAATGAAGACATTTTCAATGATATTGATTTTGATATATTAGATTGTAATTCATCAGGAATTACAACACCAATGCCAGAATACAATTGGTCTAGTAAAAAAAAATTTTATGAAATTCATGGCTATGCTGAAGAAATTATTTTTTTTCCTAAAAAATTAGAAAATAATATAGCAGTTGTAATTTACCATCATTATGATCCAGATAATATAATTAAAGATTACATTTTACAAGGAATTAAATGTTTAATAGTTTCAGGTTATGATATTATTTTTTGTACTTCTTCTGAAAAAATAAATAATGTTGATTTACCTTTTAATATAATATTTATGGATAATTATGGTGCAGGAACTGATTTTATTTGTTATTATGATATTATTAAAAATAATATTAATTTATTTAAAAAAAAATATAAATATTTACTTTTTACTAATGATAGTGTTGCTTTTCCTATCAATGGAAATGAAAAATTTATCGAAGTTGTAAAAACACAAAGAAATATTTCCGACTTCTGGGGCCATTGGAATTCTCCTGAAATTCAACTTCACTTAATAGGAACATTAATAGAATTTAAAATAAATTTAATAGATGATGTTTTGAAATTTTTAGAAATTAAAATAGGTGATTATAAAATAAACAAAAAAAGCAAAGATTATTATATAAAAGAAGTTGAAGTAAAATTTTTACAATTTTTATTGGATAAAAATTACAAATATTCATGTGTTATTGATTATCAGAATCATAATTTTAAGGGGCACATTACACCTTTCTATCCTCATAATATTTATAAATGGATTAATGATAAAAATTGTTTTGCTATCAAATGGAAATATATGGGAAATTATTTAGATCTTGATTCTTTAAAAAATCCAAATTTAAATTATTTATTAAGATATTTACATTTCGGTTCTAAAGGGCCTTTAGGAAATTATGAAATATCAAGTAAAATTGATGCATCAGTTTTTTTACAAAAATTTAAAAAAATATAAAATTATATGTTTAAAAAATTAAAAAATATAAATTATTTTTTAGTAAATTAAAAAATGGAAAAATTATATTTAGAGAACATTGTCTTTAGAATCAACCAAATAGTTGATAAATATAAATCTGATGGAATAAGTCCTATTTGGGCTCATTGTACCTCACAGTGTAATTTGCAAACTTTTTTAAAAAGTGATTTTGAAGATATGTCAACAAATAATCTTATGTATGGATTTTATGGACCTGTACCATACAAAGATTCTTTTAATCAATTAATGTTGTTAGCTGAAGCATTAGGTGCATCAGGCATGGATAATTCCGAAACTTTTGAATTAAAATCATCTTTTAATATAGAAAAAAATTCTATTGATTTAATTTTAGATAAAATTGAAAAAAATATTGGATTTACAATTAAATTTCCTATTTTTAATGGTAATTGTGGAGGAATCTCCTCAACTAGAGGTTTTTTTTCACAAAGAGAATGTATTTATTTATACGTAGCGAAAAAAATATTAGACATTTGTCCAGATCAAAAAACAAAAATATTAGAAATAGGAGGTGGCTTAGGATTACTCGGCTATTATTTAAATAATTTAGGATACAAAAATTATACATCAATAGACCTTCCAAGATCTGGCGCTGTTCAAACATATTTTTTTGCAAAAAATTTACCAAACACAGAACTTCTTTTAACAGATGAATCAGAAAATCCTTTTGATTCAATTCATGATGACAAAATTAAAATTTTACATTATAGTAATTTCGAACTTGCAAAAGAAGATACATTTGATATTATTATTAATGTTGATTCATTAACAGAGATGACAGAACAAATTGCATTAAACTATTTAAACAAAAATTGTTCAAAATTATTTTTAAGTATAAACCACGAAGTTAATACACATAGAGTTTTTGATCTTAAAAAAGATAATTTAAAACTAAAATATAGATATCCTTTTTGGCCAAGGAAATATTATGTGGAAGAATTATATGAAAGAACAAATTTATAAACATTTTTTACAATTATATATATTGTTACAATATATATTTTTTAATTATTCTGTAAATATTTTTACAAATTATTATCTTCTAAATTATTATGTTCCAAATTATTCTGTTCCAAATTATTTTGTAAATTTACCTTCAAATTATTATCTTCTAAATTATCATCTTCTACATTATTCTGTAAATATTTTTACAAATTATTATCTTCTACATTATTCTGTAAATTTACCTTCAAATTATCTTCTAAATTATTCTGTAAATATTTTTCCATATTATTCTGTTCCAAATTATTCTGTTCCAAATTATTCTGTTCTAAATTATTATCTTCTAAATTATTCTGTTCCAAATTATTCTGTTCTAAATTATTATCTTCTAAATTATTCTGTTCCAAATTATTCTGTTCCAAATTGTTATCTTCTAAATTATTCTGTTCCAAATTATTCTATTCTAAATTATTCTATTCTAAATTATTCTGTTCCAAATTATTCTGTTCCAAATTATTCTATTCTAAATTATTCTGTTCTAAATTATTATCTTCTAAATTATTCTGTTCCAAATTATTCTGTTCTAAATTATTATCTTCTAAATTATTCTGTTCTAAATTATTCTGTTCTAAATTATTATCTTCTAAATTATTCTGTTCCAAATTATTCTGTTCCAAATTATTCTGTTCCAAATTATTCTGTTCCAAATTATTCTGTTCCAAATTATTCTGTTCCAAATTATTCTGTTCCAAATTATTCTGTTCCAAATTAT